AGCGGTGCCGTGTTACAACTTAAACATCTTGATGAAGACGCTGATGCTATGAAGCTGCAGGGTTTTTCTGTAACTTTCCTAGGCTTTGACGAACTCGGTAACTGGCCCTCGCCAGAACCTATCGACATGCTTGGGGCAACCATGCGCTCTGCTGCCGGTGTGCCGGTTCTGTTCAGAGCTTCTGCTAACCCAGGCGGACCCGGGCATAACTGGGTAAAAGAAAGATACATTGATAACGAAGATGGGGAGTCGATATTCATTCCGTCTAAGATTCAAGATAACACTCCTCTGATGGAGAACGACCCGGGTTACATTGACCGGATCAAAAAGAGTGGACCAGAATGGCTCGTAAGAGCATGGTTAGACGGAGATTGGAACATAGCGCCGGGCGCTTTCTTCGAGGGTGTGTGGAATCCAAAGGTGCATGTTGTAGAACCTTTTGATATACCACTGCACTGGAAACGCTGGAAGGCTTATGATCATGGTTACAAGTCGCCAGCTGGATGTGTCTGGTTCGCGCAAGATTATGATGGTATAATCTATATATACAGAGAACTTTATTGGAGCTCTAAGCCTAACAAAGGTAGTGAATCACCAATAGAAGAAATAGCAAGGGAAATCAATGATGTTGAAGCAAGCGAGAGAGATAAGCAGATCAGGTTTAAAAGCAACGTTGCAGACTCTGCAATCTTCATGCGTGACGGTCGCAGTAAAAGTGTTGCAGACGTATTTGCTGATTATGGTGTTATGTGGGAGTCTAGCTCGAAAGGTCCGGGGTCTAGGATCCAGGGTTTACAGGAAATTGTGGACCGCTTGGCAAACGAAAATCTTAAGGTTTTCAGCACTTGTAAACATTGGCTTCGTACGGTACCCTCGCTTCCTGCTGACCCCAAGAGGGTGGAGGATATTGACACGAGCGCGGAAGATCACCTCTTTGACGCGACAAGATATGGGTTGATGCTAAAGCGAGCAAGGACAGTAAAACCGCAACCAAAACAAAAGAAACCTAAAAGGTTTACGATGGAATGGTTAGATAAAATAGACGAACTATATAGGGATTAATAATGTCAGACTTAGATATCATTAACGTACCAGATTCTGGTTTGAATCCCGGAATACCCACTGATTCAAAGGGGTTGATTCGTAAGTTTCAAAAGAATGTAGAACTCTCGTATACTAAGTGGAAGACACAGTACAAACAAATCGCGTATGCTAGAAGGTATGCATTAGGCAGACTCAATAGTAACTCTACAGTATTAACTGGCACTCAAGCATTGCAAGAGGGTGGTAGGTTAATAAAAGGTAATTTAATCCATGCTACGTTGCAGGGTTTGTTGCCTCATATCTATGCTCAAAATCCTGAAATAAAGGTTCGCTCTAAGAAGTTGGTGGAACCAGAGGGTTATGATTACCGACCTGGTGATTTGTTTGCGCAAACTGCTGAGTTAGTTTTGAATCATTGCTTGGAAGAGGCTAATCTAAAACGAATTGCAAAACAGATTTTACGCTCCTGCATGACAAGTAAAATTGGCATTGTAAAAGTAACATATCAAAGAGACTTCTTCACCGACCCATTGGTTAGTAGACAATTAAAAGACGCACAAGATAGTTTGGCTAGAATGCAAGAAGATATAAAACGTCTACAAGAAGAAGGAAGTTACGAGGGTGATAGGGAAGAGTTAATTGAAGAGATAACAGATATCATTGGTGGTCTTGAGAATGAAGTTGATGTTATGCAACGCGAAGGGTTGAACTTGGGCTTTGTAAGGCCTGAAGACTTTCGCATGGATACCTCTTTGGATTCCTTGCAAGATTATGAGTCAGCGAAGTGGATGGCCAACGTTACATGGATGACACCTAGCGATGCTATGGATCGTTTTAAATTAACTAAGAATCAAATTGGCAATTACGTTATCTACAAAAGAACCGCCAAGGGTATACAGAACAGATTAACAAAAGATGACATGGTTGGTTATTCTTATGAAGAAAGCGAAGATGTCAATCTTGCATTGGCCGTTTGGGAATACTGGGATAACACCACACAGACGGTGTACACTTGGATCGAAGGCGGATCGGATTGGATCAAAGAACCTTTCCACCCAAACAAGTTAGGTTCTGACTTCTTCCCGTATTTTATTCTTGGTTTGAATTGGATAGACGGAGAAGAATGGCCGATAGCCGATACAGAATTACTCATGGCCTTACAAGATGAGTACAACACCATTAGAACACAGCAAGCAAAACATAGAGAGTTATCGGCTCCGTTCTTTGTTGCTGACGCCTCCCGTGTAAACTATGAAGATATAGAAGTATTCAGTAATGCACAGATTGGTGAGATAGCGCTTATCAACGCTTCTGGCGCCGGTGTTAATAACGTATTTCAACCAGCGGCTCCGCCACCGATGAATCCTATTGTATACGATACAGCTCCAATTCGTTCTGACATGGAATGGATCAGTGGGCTAGGTGACGCGCAGAGAGGTGGCATACAGAGAGCCAAGACAGCAACAGAAGCTAATATTCAAAACGAAGGACTAGCAACCCGTATACAGGAGAAAGTTGATCAAGTAGAGGGTTGGTTACACAAACTAGCCAGATACAGTTTAGAGATATTAGTGCAAGAGATGTCTGTTGAGATGGTAATGGAATTAGCTGGTCCAAGAGCTTTTTGGCCGCAGTTAATGGAAGGCAAGAAAGATTTATACAAAAATATTAATGTTGTTATAAAGGCCGGCAGCACTGGAATGCCTGACGAGAACGTTGAGAGAATGCGTTGGGTGGAGGTGATGCCTATTATCATGCAGAACTTGCAAATGATTCAAGCTATGCGTCAGGTAGGTATGCCAGATCAATTTAATCCGTATATACAACTGTTGGAAGAGACGTTGAAAAGATTCGACGAGCGTATAGAGATTGGTAAGTTTTTACCACCGTTGCCTGAAAGTATGCAGACCTATATAAATCAAACTATGCAGATGCAGCAGCAGATGGGTGACCCATTAAATGTAACAGATCAGATGTCTTCAGGCATGCCACAAGCGCCAGGCATGGAACCACCACAGCAACTTAATGAGGCGGTAAACGCGCCGCAAAATCGCGTAATGCAAAGAACTCGAAACGAGTACAGGGAACCACAGGGAGCTATATAAAATGGCAGAACAAATTGAGGCGGTTACAGAGACTAACATGTATAACGATACGTTGAACGTTATGCGGGCAGAGTTAGATAATCTAAACGAAGATAGGCCAGAGGAGGAGTTAGATGTCAAAGCAGAACCAACGCCCGAACCCGAGCCAATTAGAGAACCCGAGAGCGACATTGACTCTCCCACCTACCAAGAAGCTGAGGCAGCACAAGAAGACACGAGGAGTAGAGATGTTAGCCCAGAAGAATCAGAAGAAGCAGTTTCAGCAAGCGAGGGAACAAAAGAGAGGACAGACCTAGATCCAGAAGATGCAGAGGTTTATGGGAACCTAAAACCAAAAGCGCAAGAACGTTTTGAACATTGGATCAATAGAGCTAAGGAGTTAGAGGTTCAATCTGCTGGGTTAGAACCATCCAAGAATCTGCACCAATACATTACTGATAGTGGTACCAACTCAGATCAGTTACAATGGGCTGTTGAGACGTTTAGGAATCTTAACTCTGGTAATTACGAACAAGCGCAGCAGGCTCTGAAGTCTCTTGATAAATTTGCTGATCAAATTGGGGAGGCTCTAGGTGTTAACAAAACCGAAAATGATGCTAGTTCTTATAACGACTTCGAAGATTTAAAGGGTGCTGTTGAGAATCTAGAGATTAGCGAGGATTGGGCAAATAAACTGGCTACACAGCGCACTTCATCACATTCGCAGGATCAAGCTAAAGAGACATTTAGTCAGGCTCATTCAAATCAAATGAGAGCGCAGCAACAGATGCAGGATGGAAAGTCTCAAGCTTATCAAGACATAGATACCTGGGAGAAATCTATATCCTCTAATGATGCAGACTACAACAGCACAAAGAAAGAGATCATGATGGAGATTGGCCGGGAATTAGCAGCATCTAATATTCCACCGCAAAATTGGTTGCCTAATCTTCAACAGCAGTATAATGTACTGACTCGCGGAATGTCCGTCGCATCCGCTGGTAAGTCAAAGGCTAGTAAAAGTTCTGGGCCCCTAGCACCCAGTAGATCAAGCGGCGGACCAGGCAACCCATTAGATACAGGTCAGGCAGAAGTTACACCGGAGTTTCTTCAGGCTCATCTGGAACAAATGAGGAGCTAACAGGATTTGATGTAAGCTGGATTCATCACCAGTAGCACGTATTGGCTCTCGTGTGGCCAACCCTGTTCCATGGAACTACAAACAACTGAACAAAGGTAACATACAATGGCAATGAATTATGCAATTAATGCTGCTGATGTCGTTCAATTAGGTTTCGTAGCTCTTGAGAATTTTCTAAAGAACAAACCTATCGATCAGGTGGCTGTTCAGCATCCCTTGCTAAAAGCTCTACAGGCTAAGAAAAAGCCGTGGGGTGGTGGTAATCAGTTTATTACCGAACAGATCCGCAAAGATTACGATAACTTTTTTCAATGGTTTGGTGACGCGACTGGTGGTACTAAGAACGAGTCAACAACTGTTGGTTATAACACTCGTGATACGGTAGTGCAGGCGAAATATCCTTGGAACGCGGCACACGATGGTTTCCAGTTCTCTGAAGATTTCTTATTGGGTAACGGTATTCTAATTGGTGACTCACAGAATCCAACTAACTCAAGCGCGGCTAGTCTAGTCCAGCTGACCAACATTTTCAACGAGGCGATGGATGTTCTTCGTCTAGGTTTTGAAGAAATTCTTGACCAATCGTTGCATCTGGACGGTACGCATAATCTAGGCGGCGGAACGTCGGCGGCTACTAAAGCAATCAATGGTTTAGACTACTTGGTAACTTTTGATCCTCGCACTGGCGCTCCTGGCGAACTTAACAGAGCAACTGAGACGTATTGGCGTAACAACTGGGATACTGGCGGTGGTCTAAATACCCACGTGTCAACTACCCCGGCTGGACACGGCCACGCCTCTCTCTTGAATGCGATGCACGTTATGTGGCGCGCATGTCAGAAGAATGGCGGAAGTCCCAATTTGATCCTAGCTGGTACGGATTTCATCAAGGGTTACGAACTGGCCGCAACAGCCGCAAGCGCACTATCGCGTTATGCTGTTCAGCCCGGTTCGATGGCTTCTCCTTGGAATCTCGATCCTTCTGTTGAGATCAAAGATGGCGGTACGTTTACAGGCTTGTACTTTCAGGGTGTTCCCATTATTTGGGATCCAGTGTTTGATACTTTGGGTGCTACTGCAGGTTACAACGTAAGTAACGGCACTACAGTGGCATGGTCTAAGCGTTGCTACATGCTTAACACCAACCATATTAAACTCCGCCCAATTGAGGGTAATGATATGATCGCACGGAAGCCTCCGCGTGAGCATACAAGCTACAACTACTACTGGGGTATGACCTGGCGTGGTGGTCTCACGATGAATCGTGGAAACTGTCATGGTGCTATTATGGCTACTGGTGCGTAGTAAAGTACGGATGGTGGGGGCTTCGGCCCCCACTATTCTTTTTTATCAAGGGAGATAAAATTATGCAATTTCCATTATTGGAAGGCTTTGCACCTAATGGTGTGGGTGGTAACTCGACAAGACAGGTGTTTATGGGTCATGAATTGCCAGTGTATATGTTTAGGTTCGATGGTAGAATGACAGACATAGCCGCCATAGAAGAAGAGACACGAGAAGTAGAGAGTATTGAGCAAGAAATAGGCAGGATGTTAGATTTCTTTGGTAAGCCATTACTTGAAGCATCTTATGGCGAGAATTATAAAGATGCCATAGAAGAGGCTATCAACAGTATCATGGAAAAGGAGAAGGCGAAGAATGGCAGCAAGAACACTGCTCAGTCTAAGAACGGAACTAGCTCAAAGATTAGGGTTTAGCGCTTCTGGTTCTGGCGCTATCCTGCAAAAGGATCTTTTAAACTCTGCTTTACGAAGCGGGCAAGAGCAGTTGTTCTATGAGTACGGCGATGTTTTGAGTCACAGGGTAAATGATGTAGAGCCAGGCGTTACAGTTTCTGGCGTTAATCAATACGAATTCCCTCTAGATTGTGACCCGCAAAAATCAATGACAGTATCCCTACAAAGGGAAGCTAATAGTTTTTATACAGAGATGCAGATTGGCATCGGTGTAGCGCAGCACAATGCTGACGCCGCAATTAATAATCAATTTCCCTATCGTTGGGATGTTATCAACAGCGCAAGATTCGCAAGCGCGGTTAAACCAAAATTAGAACTTTGGCCTACTCCGAACGGCGCTTTCAAGATGAAACTAGAGTACAACGCTGCTCTTGGTGAGTTCTCAGAAGATGTAGACAATACCACCATAAATCCGCAGTTAATATTATTACATGCGATAGTGACAATGAAAGCTCACTATCAGCAACCAGATTTTCAGCTGTATGCTGGTCAGTTAGAATCTTTGTTGGGTAGAATTAGAACTATCGGTTTACAGGCTGGTGGTTCAACAAGAAGGTACTTCAAAAGGACTCAACCATTCTCACTTGATCCTGAAAATCCATTCCTTACTGGTTCTAACGTTATTAGAGAGCGAAATGAGATTCTCTCTAGCTCTACGTTTATAACACCGGCAGGGTCTGATGATTTCATAGCTACTGCAGATTCTTAATAGGAATACTAATGGCGACAACAAAAGTTATTAACATGACAGCGAGGACGTCCTCGAACCTTGCTTATGATGAATACCTTTATCTTACAGGCGAAACACCTAGTATAGATAACAAGATGCAAGCCTCTGTACTGCGCGACTTTGTGTTAAGCGGTGTTGATCCAGGCTTAGGCCTAACAAAAACCACGACAGCATACTCAGCAGCTAACCCAGTAGCAACGTTAGATTTAGATGTTTCTGAATTAACTGCTTTACCTTCAGTCGACGTAACTGGATCTGATTATTTAGTTATCGAAGACGTTTCTGCTCCAGCTGGTAGCAAAAGCAAGAAAGTTTTAATATCAGCATTAGGCCCGCACGTTGGTGACATAACCGATGTAATTGCAGGTACTAATATAAACGGAGGTGGTTCTACTGGTTCTGTAACATTAAATCTAGATACCACCATAACAGGATTAACTTCTGTTGCGTCTACTGGATTTACCGGAGCTCTAACGGGCAACGCAGACACCGCTACCACGCTAGACACCGCAAGGAATATTTCAGGCGTAGCTTTCGATGGCAGTGCGGATATAACTCTCTTACTGACAGGCCTTGGCGATGTGAGTGGCGGTATGTCTCCGCTAGATGGGCAAATACTAACTTACGATACGACAGCGCCCGCTGGTTGGACAGCTAAGAGTGTATCGGGTACTGGAACAGTAACAAGTGTAGATGTATCTGGCACGACGGGTATTGTTGTGGATCCCGCGACGAGACCTGTGACTGGCGCTGGAACAATTGCTTTATCATTGTCTGGCGTACCCAATTCAGCCTTAGATGTTATAGGTGTTGCAAAGGGTGGTACAGGTTTAACTGGCATCGCTAAAGGTGGTGTTATAGTTTCTACCGCCGTGGATACGTTTGGTGCTGTATTAGGTGGCGCTCTTGAGGATGGTTTTGTATTAACATATAATCAAGGATCAGATACAATCACGTGGGAGAATCATCCAGGATCAGCTGGTGATGTTGCTGGTCCAGGCGTAGCAGTAGATGACGCAGTAACAAGATTCGATGGTACCACGGGTAAGTTAATCGCAAGTTCTTCAGCCACACTTACAGATGCAGGCACGTTGACGGCAACGGCTTTGGCTGGACCATTAACAGGTAATGTAACGGGTGACGTAACAGGAAATGTTACGGGTAACGTTACAGGCAATTTGACAGGAGATGTTACTGGAGACGTCACAGGAAACTTGACTGGCAACGTAACAGGAAATGTTACGGGTGATGTAACTGGGAACTTGACCGGCGACGTAACAGGTGACGTGACTGGTGACTTAACAGGTAACGCTTCTACAGCTACGACACTAGAAACAGCAAGAAACATTGGCGGAGTATCTTTTGACGGCTCTGCGGCTATTGTTCCTGCAACTATTGCGGTAGCAGACACTACAGATACGACTGCGTTTGTAGGTTTATGGGAATCGGCAACAGGCGATTTAGAACCTAAGACAGACGCTGGTATAACTTATAATGCTGGAACAGGAATGTTAACAGCAACCGGATTTACAGGGCCTTTAACTGGCACAGCTTCGTCCGCAACGGCGTTGACAGGCACATTAGCTGTTGGCGGTGGCGGTACTGGATTGACAGCTATAGCAGAAGATTCAGTTCTTGTGACTGATGCTGCTAATACGTTATCGGCTGAAACAGCCACGGTTAGTGGTCATGTTTTGACATACAATGGCACTAACATAGTGTGGGCTGCTCCCACAGCTTCTGGTGATCCAGCAGGAACGGCCGTAGCCATGGCCATAGCTCTAGGAGGGTAATATGGCAACAAACGTATTTTTAAGTAAAGGCGCAGAAGTCACCCTAGCAGGTGGGGATGTTTATCCTGGACCTGGTGGAAGCAAACAAGCTGTGGTACATTCTATATACGTCAGCAACATTGACGGTGCTAATTCTGCTACTGTTGATATTAAGGCTAGAAACACCACGAGTGATGCTTATCGTTATGTAGCTTTTGAGGTACCTGTACCGGCTGGTTCTACATTAGTTTTAGATAAACCAATAGATTTATCATCTTCAGGCACTATACACATGAAAGCTAGCGCTACTGGTGATTTAGAAACTGTAATGGGTATCTTGGAGATTGATCCTTAATGTCTTATCTTGGTAAAGTAGAACTAAAAGCTAGTGATATACGAAAGACGGCGCCAGGTGTTGCTACCGCTCTTCAAACTGATATAGCTTTAAGTTGGTTAGCGCCTAATGTGCAATCTTTGATTGTTGCTATAAACGGTGTAAAGCAAGAGACAGATAGTTATACAATCACAGGCACAGCTAGTTCTACAGTTGTTTTAGGTGTCGGCATGACCCTAAGTGACACTTATCAAGTTATAGGAATCAACGATGTTGGTACGACTATTACTCCAGCAGATGGTACCGTTACGTTACAAAGGCTTTCGCCTTCAACTACCGGAGCATCTGGGAAGTACCTAACGAACGATGGTGCAGATTTATCTTGGGGTACAATTGCTAGCGCAGGAACGATAGGCGACATTACCACAGCGAATAACTTTTTCCAGAACTGGAACACTATCGACGTGAACACAACTAGCACGTTTGCTACATCTATTAACGCCGCGATCATTGGACCGATTACTGTTACAGGTTCTTATGAATGGACCATTAGCGGTACATTGAACATCCTTTAGGAGTAAAACATGGCATCAAAAATCATAGTAGACCAATTGCAAACAACAA